GTTCTTTGCCGCCACGCTGGGGCTAGTCCGGGAACGAGCCAGCTTAGGTTTCTTCGCCGTCTGCGGGGGAACGTCTACCCGGCTACCGGGATAACGGTTTTCGGCAAACAAGATTGCCTGCTGGAGCGACTCCGCCCGAATCAAATCCCGCATGGCGCCTTGACCAGCAAGCCAGATCTGCAACTCGAACAGCTGTGCCCGCTCTGCACTGGTGCGCGAGCGACCTTCACCGAGACGCTGGGACTTTTCAAATTCTTCCTGCCACTGCAGGACGCCGTTCTTCATCATTTGCGGTAGCTCGGTTCGGTAACACTACAAATCGAGATCGGACTGCTGGTGCATTCCTGAATACTGCGAGCAGCCACGACTGCCCGCTCGTACGTAGGCCAGCTTGAAGCGTCCTCTTCACAAGCGGTGAGCTGGAGCCCTTTACCTGGACCGAAGGCCGCCATGACCCATCGGTCTCTGACTTTGACTGCGTAGCGAGTCACGAGTTTGGTGGGCTACTGTGTGAACGTAGAGAGCTTAGTAGGGTTCTCTACGCCTTTACTCCCGTGTTAATGAGTCTCATGATTCTTTTAAGACATCTTGGATTAGGTCATCAATGGCCTGGATCGTGCGCTCATCCCGCGCTCGTCTTCTTCCTTCTACCCGGTTTTCTACTGACTGTTGCCAGCCCTGCTGGTCGGCCTGTTCAGCAGCCTTGTACTCAGCTGGAACCTTATCAAGAAGTGCATCATATACATACTCCCGAAGAAGAGCCGTCACCTTCTTCCCCTCACTGGCGGCCAGTTCTTCGGCGACTCTGTAGCGATTGGCGTCGAGAAGTAACTGACAATAAATTTTTGACCCGTGTCTAAGGGGCATGGCACTGACCTGTACTGCTACACAATAGCATACTGTGTCGCAATAGTCTTACCAACGCAAGTCTTTATCTACCTGTTTTCTCCAAGCATTGGACTGAGCACGTCTTGCCCCACCCCTCTGCTTGGAGCATCCCTTGCGTACTTTTCTGGCCCACTCAAGAAATCCGGCAGCCCTCTGCAAATCCGCAGTAGTGGCTTGCCGGATCTCCCGCTGGAGCCATTCGAGCATTAACTCCCTGCCGGTGCGACTCACTGGACTCGTTCTTTGACTGGATCAACCACAGGCTTGATGGCAAGGATGGTGTGTTCCGGGTAAACGCGCTGCGTGTACGTACGTGCGCCGTACACATCTGGAGCTTCCATGTAGATATTTTCGGTAGCCCCATGCTTTGGCCAGAGCGTTACCCGGTACACGTTGAATTTGATGGGATTACTTGGCGTCGAGCCAACTGCTTCCGACATGAGCTTCTGCAAGTGCTGGGACTTCTCCGAGCCACTCTGACTCGGCCTTTTCCATAGTGGCTTGAAGAATTTCAGCCCATTTTTCGGAAACGTCTTTTCGTGTCAGGAGGATGATCTCGTCATGCACGACCCCGGACAGCCGAACTTCATCCGTACCGGCTTGGAACAGTAACGGCCAGAGCATTCCCAGCGTGCGCTTGAGAACTGCCGCACCAGCTGCCTGGATCGGCGTATTGCAGCGCGTCGTGAGTTTGTTGTTCTCGCCAGGAAGAAACCGCCGGAGGTTGGATACCCGGACCCGGACCTCAGGCTCACCCTTAAACGAGTCAACCGCGCTAGCAGCTCGACGCTGCCATGCGCTGATGCCTTCATAAGCAGCGTGAAATTTTTGCCTGACCTCCGATGCCTCATCAAGATCCATTTCGATCCCCATGCCAGCGGCGTACTGCCTGAGGCCCTTTGCACCCGATCCATATAAAAGTCCGAAGTTGGCCGACTTGGCGATCTGACGTTGCTCCTTGGTAACAGCCTCCTCGGGCACGTCGTAGATCTCCATCGCAGTCAGCGTATGAAGGTCCAGCTCGTTCTGGAACGCTTCAATCATTAGGCGATCGTTAGCTTCCGCAGCGGCCAGCCGCAGCTCCATCTGAGCAAAGTCGGAGACCACCAAATCCCAGCCCTCAGGCGCCTGAACGCAGAAACGGAAGCGGGCATCACGGGGAACTTGCTGCAGGTTCGGGCTCCGGCAACTCATCCGAAACGTATCCGCCCCGGCCTGCATGTAGCTGGCACGGATGTAACCATCAGGCTCCAGGTGTTCGAGCAGCGTCTCCACCATTTGGCGGCGCTTTTCGACTTTCTTCCACTTCAGGTATGTCCGTATGACGGAATGGTCTGCGGCGTACTGCTGCATGGTCACCCGGTCTGAGCTGGGCTTACCCGTCTTTTCGCTGATTGGCTGGAACCCAAGGATGATTGCTATTTTCTGCCGCAGCTGGGTCGGCGAGTTCATGTTGAAGCCAGCCAGTTTCTTGGTGCCAAGCCGGACGTGACCTTCAGCTTTGACCCGCAAGTTGAAGCTCCCGTCCTCCTCACGCGGCAGCTTGTGCTCCTCAGGCAGCGCCTCGTCCAACTCCTCGATAAACGCCTTACCCAGCTCGACGTGCTCTTCGCCCAGATCCTTCTGCAGCTGCTGTAGCAAATCTTTGTCGAACGGCAAGCCATTCAGCCACAAAGAAGCCATGGCTGGCAGCGCCTTGCACTCCAAGACCCAAGCCCGGTGCAGTGACCCAATCGACAGCATCTGCTGGATCGGGTTGTACAACTCGATCAACACCTGCACGTCAGTGGCGCCGTACTCCAGCTGCTCCTGACTGAGATCAGCAGACCAGTCACTGGCTTGCTGTTCCTTGCTGATCTCTTTCCTGAGATAGCGCTTGACTACTGACTTCAGGGTGTGGGGGTTCTTACCCAAGTTGTTGCGCCCATTGGTCAAGACACGACTAGCCAGCAAGGTGCAGAGCACGATCCCTGCTGGGTAAAGCTTGTGCGCTTGGAGCCAGCCCAGGTCAAACACGGCGTTGTGCGCCACCCACTTCCGCTCTTGGGCAAAGAACTGGCGCAGCTGCTCCCAGCCGGAATCGTTCAGGTCCCAGCAGTCGATCACTACCGGCTCTTTGTCCTGCGCCGCAAACTGCAGCAGCCGCATCCGCCCCTCTTTTGGCTGAAGCTGGGTCGTCTCGCAGTCGAATGCAACGACGGAACAGTCAGCAAGGGTGTCGAGGTGGTGGACACCGAAGAGGAAGCTCATGCCACGTTAGGCGGGAATGCCTGTCTACTCTAACACAGTAATAGATTCCCGAGCTGGGCAACCCTCCGCGTACACAGAACCAGCTTCTGGAATACCCAGCAAGCACTTGTTCTCCCAGTGCACACAATTTCTGCAAGTCGCACCACCATCAAGTCGTGCATACTTACGCATCATGACTTCACGCTTTAGTTCCATTCTTCCTGCTGGAGTTTTGTTGTAACACTTGCAGCAGTAGATCGGATTGCGAGTGTTTTTGCCACAGTTGTAGCAGAACCGTTCATTGATTTTGAGTGGGATTGTGTTCATGAGAAATGAACGTCAGAAACATCTTTAAGTAGTTCAAGCCCCCAATTAGGGACGTGTTTAATTGCACCAGCAGAGATAATTGTCTCTACTGAAAAGAACACGAAGTCGCAATCTAAGCACTTGCGCTTTCGTACTTTCTGTTTTTCTGTGCTGTTCCTAGTTAGAACAACACGGGTGCGCCGACTCTCGGCTCCGCAGTAGGGGCAATTCATGTGAGCCAAGTCCACGCTTTGCCGTTACAGATACGCCAAGCGTGTTTCTCATCAACATCAAACTCAAAAGCCAGCTGTCGATAAGACCACCCATCTTTTTGTAGCTGGCGCATCTTTCTCACTAGCTCGGGAGTCAGAAGTGCAGCGATATTTTCCTCGCCGCGTTTGAACTTAATTCCCTGGGGCATTTGATTAGTCATTGGAACTAACTACTTTTCGATGTAAGCCTCCGCCGCCATCCGATTGATAAGGCGGTTCAAATACCACTGTGCCTTGCGGGCATCTTCGTACGGGTTGTTTTTCAACCACATACGGCTGAGGTATTTGATAACCTGCCATTGAAGGCCCCCATACACAGGATCAGGCGCAGCCTTCACCCAGTCTTCGAGCACATCAATCACCTCCGTCTTCCCAGCTGTGTAGTGGGCGGGGTGATTAACGGAATCCACGGCGGTCAGGTGAAATTCGTTCATCCTTTAGAAGCCTGCACGGTTTGATCGCCTTGGTAACGACCGGTTTGTGAGTAGTCCTTATTTGGGAGGGCCATCTTGTGGAACACAATCTGCCCAATCCGCATCCCTGGCCACAGCGGCACAGGGTGAAGTACACGAGCATTTACGAGTTCGAGCGTCAGGCGGCCCTCAAAGCCCGGGTCGATGTACCCAGCCATGAGGTGTTCGATCCCTTCACGTGCACGACTCGACTTAAGCGCGAGCTGTCCCGCCGTGCTGGTTGGGAAGCTGAAGCGCTCCAGCGTTTCCGCCAGTACGAACTCGCGTGGCTGGAGCATGAACGGGCTCTCCTTCGTGTGCCCGGCAATCGAGTAAGGAAGTAAGGAGGAGGTCTGGGGCATCTCGATCAGCAGGTTCTCCCCAAGCCGAACGTCCAGGCTGGCCGGATTGACCAGCTCTGGATCGTAAGGATTGACCAAACCACGCCTAGCGAGACAAACGATCTCGTAGTCGGGAAGGATCATGCGTCGATGGAAGCAGGCGCGTGATCTTGCTGAAGCTTGACGTGCTTCCAGGTCTTGCCCTGCTTGATCAGATAGATCGTGTTGGGCTGGACGCTGAACTCACGAGCGATCTGAGCCACGGACTGCTCACCGGTAGCGAGCTTGCGCTTGATCTTCAGGACTTTGGATTCGCTGAGGCTGCGCTTGCCGCGACGGCTGGTGACGGTTTTGGTTTCTTTAGGAGCCTTGGCCACCGGGGCACTAACAGGCTTGGAATCCAAAGAGACACTGACAGATCCACCAAGAATGGACTGGAGCTTTGAAAGAGTTTCAGTGAGTTCTTTGTGCTGAGAATCCGAGAGGATGTGCATTTGCATGTGCTGGAGCGTGTGCAGTGTAATACAGAAAGAACTCAATTTTGGAGTTCTAAACCGATTGCAGCTTGGAAGTAGCCCGCCACTTTGATGCGGCGGTACTCACCACCAGCTGCTTCGGATTGCTTGTCCTCAAGTTGGTCGTAGCGGTAACGAGCCTCGTTGAGAGCAGCAAGGGTGTCCACGTTGAGCATGTGCAGCTCTTCGTTGTTGAGCGACTTCAGCTCGTGGAGGTAGATGGTCCGGTTCAGCAGGTAGGACCTGTAGAACGGAGCGCCATTCAGTTCAGTCATCAATCACCCGAAATAGTCCTTGCGCTTCTGCGCAAGCCACTCATCGTATTCGGCGGGACTAGAAAACTGGTCTTTGAAGCACTCCGGCACCGAAGTGCTGGGGCGACGCGGCTGATTGTGCAACTCGCGCAAATCGTTCCAGTTGTATCCGCGTGATTCGCGGTAATAGTCGGCGTACCAGTCAGTCATGCGAAGAAAGTGGGGTCTTGGGCTTTCAGTTGATCGAGATCCGCAAGACGCAACTTGAGAATCTCGTAGATGGCTAAACCAGCGAGCTTGCTGGAGCAGATGGTCTCGCTGGTGGCGAAAACGTAGATCAGGTGGCGAT